GCACCACAGTGATGCGTTGGGTCATGGGGTTACGTCTCCTGAGAATTTCACTTCGATGCGCCCATCCGGGCCGGGGTGCTGCAGGTTGCGGTCTGCCGGATCGATGCAGTCCATGTTGAAGGTGACGCCGCTGAAGCCGGGGAGGCCGTCGAGCATCCACTCATGCCAGGTTTCGGCAAGATCGCCCGGCCGATTGCGCCCCAGCTGGAACTCGGCAATAAAACTGAACTGGTAGACGGTGCGCGCGCGGCTGATGTGCAGCAGCTCGCCCTTGACGTATTCGATGGGGGTGTACTCGGCGCCGGGCTCCCAGCCCACCAGCGCCCGCCACAGTTCGGCGCGCAGGTCATGCAGCGCGTCATTCGCCGCCTGGCCACGCTCATCGCCAGAGTCGAGGACCACCACCACACTGAACATGTCGGTGATGTTTTGCTGCACGCCGGTCTGCACCTGATTGTCCCCAGCCAGGTCGGCCGAGGCGATCACATAGGCCGCCGGCATCGCCAGCTTGGCGCTGTCGACCACCGCATCCCAATCAATGCCGGCGGCCACCCGTGTGGCGAACGTCGGGCAGGCAGCACGCAGCTGCGCCACGATAGGACTCAATTTCATGAAAGGCTCCAGAAAAGCCAGGGCTCAGCCGAGGGCGGCAGCAAACGCGGCCGAAAGGATCGATTGCACTTGCGCCGACGAATCCTGCAGGGCATCGACCATGTAGTTATCGCGCGGCTTGATCCGCCATTCACCGGCGGCGCGCTCGGCCAAGGCCGCGGCGCGGGCACCCTTGGCGCGGCGGTTGGATTTGCCCACACCCTTGCCCGGTGCCAATTTGCCGAGACGCTTGCCGCGTTTCACCCCGTAGTGCAGGAAAGCCGGGTAGTAGGTTTTCATCGCACTGGTCTTGCGCGGCGCGATCTTCACCAAAAAACCCGAGCGCGACACCTTGGCCGTGATCGATTCCAGGGTGGCCCCGGTGCGATTCACCGGGTAACCGTCCTGGCCCTTGCCCAGGGCCAGGTTCATCTGCGCGCGCTGAGTGACCAGACGGCCGATCTTGCGCATGCCGGCGCGGATTTTTTTCTTGTCGAAGGCCTCGCGACCGAACTGGTCGAAGCCTTCGATGTGCAGGTAACCCTCCAATCCGCCGGAACTAGCCATAGATGCCACCCTCGGCCGATTCCTGACCGACCTCGACCACTTCGAGCAAGGTGAAGCGCCGGCCACCGTTCAGGTCAGCATTACGCTTGACCCGGTACACCGGCGAATCCGGCACCACCGTGTAGGCCGGATCACCGGGTAGGTGCTGCACATGCACCACTTCGTGCGACTCGCTAACCCCGCGCAACGCGCGGATCCAGATGCGGTGGGTCAGCTTGTTGTCGGTCTGCACCCCGGCCGAATACACCGCAGTGCCCACCGGCTCGATCTTCGCCCAGCGCGGCTTGATCTCGGAAAACTCCGACGCCAGGCCCATGTCCACGGCCGGCAGGTCGGTGCGCAGGCGAATGGCCACGCGCCGGTTCAACTCGCCGGCGGCCGGTTCTCGATAGGCCATGGCCTCTCCTTTCAGATGTTCATCCAACGGTGCGGCCGCCACAGCGTCTGGGTCGACAGCGGCAACTCCGCCGTCACCAGCCCGACCACGCCCGCCTCGCGATTGGCGTACCAGTGCCCCACCAGCAGCAGCGCGCCCTGGGCAATGCTTTTGCTCAGCACCAGGGCATTGCCCAGCGGCTCCGGCAACGGCGTGCCAGGCGCCACCAGGGTGCGGTTGCACCAGGTCTCGAAGGCGCTCAGCGCCGAATCGAGGTAGTCCTGCAACAGCTCGTCTTCGTCCGTCGTATCAACCCGCAAGTGCAGCTTTACCTTGGCCAGGTCGATCATGCGTCGCCTCCAGACTTAGCCTTGGGCTTGGCCGGGGCTTTCGGCTTCGCGGCAGGCTTGGCCGTGGGTTTGGTCACCGGTTTGCCAGGGGTGGCCGGCTTAACCGGTGCTGCAGCCGTGGCCACCGCCGGCGGCACCGATTCGCCCGCCACCAATGGCGGCTGGGCCGTCACGATGGGCAGCACCGGCACCTGCAGCACGACCTTGGCCGGATCCGGCGGCGGGGCGCCGTCCAGCCAGGTCGCCACCTTGAGGTGCTCCACCGCCACTTCGGCGCAGCGCTCGGACACTTCCTGCTCGCCGGGCTCAACCACAATCACATGGTTGCCATCCACCGCGAACTTGAACGCCGCGGTTACTAGAATTTTCGGCATAACGCTCGCTCCTCGAAGAACGGGCACCCCGCAGGGTGCCCGCAAAGGTTACGCGCTGAGGGTCAGCACCTTGGCCGCACGCGAGTCGGTGAGCATGCCGCCGACGCGTTTGGTGGTGTAGAAGCCGACGTTCGGCTTGTTGGTGTACGGGTCACGCAGCACGCGGGTACCCATGCGGTCGACGATGGTGTAAGCGCGCTTGAAGTCAGCAAACACCACGGCATTGGCATCCGCGGCCACCGCCGGCATGTCCTCGTTTTCAGCGATGCCGTAACCAAGCAGGCTCGACGGCTGACCGGCTTGCAGGCCTGGCTGCCAGATGTACGAGCCGTCCGTCGCCTTGAAGGTGCGGGCCTTGAACAGGGTCAAGGTCGGCATCATCCACGACGCATTCGCGCGGTAACCGGCTTTCAGGGTGTACACCAGCTTCAGCAGGTCATCGGCATCGAAGTCGCCGGCGGTGCCGGATTTGACGTTCTGCAGCGTGCCGAAGGCGCGGGTCTTGTCGTCGGTCAGGGCCATGGCGTAAGCCAGCAGCCCCTTGGGTTTGTTGGTGCCATCACCGGAGAGGAACGCCGCGCCTTCACGCTCGGCGAACTCGGTGGCCACCTCTCCGTTGAGCCAGGCCTCGGCATTGAAGAACAGGTCGTCGAGGCTGGCCTGCGAGGCCTGCGGGTTGGCATAAATCTCGCCCATCACCGCAGCGATTTGCGCCAGGCTCGGGGTGCCCGTCGCTGGGCGCGCCGCAACCTCACCGACCCAGCCGGAACCGGCGCCGCCGAGGCTGACCAGTTTCTTGTAATCGGAGGTGCTGACGGTCATCTGGCCACAGACCTGACGCATCGGCGACACGTCACGCAGCAGCTCGATGATGGTGCGGTCCAGCTCTTCCGGCACCGCATAACCGCCGTCCGATTCGACGGTGGTCTGCAGGGCTTTCTGCTGCAGCTCGGCCAGGCCGTCGTCCTTGCCCTTGCGCACGAACTGCATAAACGCCGCCTTGTGCTCGGTAGCCGCCTTGGTGGTGTTGCCGCCACCCGGACGCTTGAACTCGAGCAGCTCCTTTTCCAGGTTGGACTTGAGCTCGTCCAGTTCGGTCAGTTTGCCGTTGAGGGTCTCGACCTGACCGGACAACTTGCCCTTTTCCGCTTCCAGCGCGTCGACCCGTTTGTCGTTGCGATCTTTGAACTCGTCGAACTTCTTGCCGAGGGCCTCGGCCACTTCCTGCACATCTTTCAATTCAACAGCCATGGATGGCTCCTTAAATTCGTTCACATAGGGATTGGAGGGATTTCAACGCGTCACCCGTACCCGCCTCACGCGGAGCCATGGCGCTGTAGCCTTTGGCCATAAAGGCCTTGGACTGGGAGACGGAAAGCCCTACCTCGCGCAGGGCGCTTTCCATCTTTTTGGCCGAGGGGATTGCGCCCATGGCCAGAACCGATTTCACGTCGGTGACTTCCGCCGCTTCGTTCATCGCAAAGGTGACGATGGAGACTTCCCACAGCTCGATTTCCTTGAGCAGGTAGGCTTCCTTGTCCTTGCTCCACTCGTAGTCCTTGAGCACGTAACCGATGGACAGGCCGGTGACGCTGCCGGCCTTCATGTGCGCGTGGGCACGCTTGGCCACCGGATCGTCATCGACCAGCAGGCGGCCTTTAACGAACAGGCCCTTCTCGTCCTCGCGCATCTCCAGGTGCGGGCCGATGGGTTCCTTGGTGTCGTGCTGCCAGAGCACCGGCGGCAACTTGCCCTTTTCAGCCCAGGCCGCCAGGCTCTTGAGAAAAGCCCCCGGCATGACGATGTCCCAGCCATGGTCGCGAACACCGAAGACGGAGCCATAACCTTCGAACTCGCCGGTCTCGTTTACCGCCTTCAACTCCAGCGGCACGTGCAGCCGTTTAATCTCCATTTTTGCCCTCGGGTTTGGTGGTCATGTTCATCGGGGTCAGGTAGATATCGCCGCCCTCGCGGGGGTTGAGATCTTCCAGTTCGCGGCAATCGTTGGGGCTCAAAATCCCCCACTGGATGCCCTTGCCGTAGGACTCGTAGCGGCCCTTGAGGTCGCCGCGCATCAAGGCGCCGGCGTTGAACTTCGCGAAATAGCTAATTCGCTCAGACTTCTTGAGTAGGCCGACCTGAATGCGGTGCTCGATGCGGGTCAGGTAGGGCACCAGCGAGTAGTTGACGAAACTCATGCCCATGTTTTCGACGTTGTTCAGCGTCGACTTTTCCAAGTTCGCCACCAGGTGCGGCGGCACCCGGAACAGGCCGCAGATCTGCGCCTCGGTCAACTTGCGCGATTCGATGAACTGGGTGTCCTGGGCGTTGAGGCTGATCGGTTTCCAGTCCAGTCCCATCTCCAGGATCATCGGCTTATAGGCGTTGGCCACGCCCATGTGCTCGCCCTGGAACTGGGTCTTGAGCCGGCCGAAGGCTTCATCGCTCAGGGCCTGCTCGGTGGAAAGCACACCCGAGGTCACCGCGCCGTTGCTGAACAGCTTCGATGCGTGCGCCTCCATCGCCTGGCCCAGGCCCAGCGCTTGGCGGGCATAGGCAATCGGGTTCAGGCCGTTGAGGCCGTCCAGGGTGAACAGCCGCACGTGCCAGATTTCATCCTGACTCAGGTATTGCGTACCGCTGTCAAAGTCAACCCGGTACTCCACGCTCCAGTCGTCCTTCAGCTTGGGCGTGACAATCGCCGGATTGAGCGGCAGCAGCTCGCCCAGGCTGCCCAGGGCCATGTTCTTGTAGGCATAGAAGTTGCCACGCAGGCACAGGCAGGCCATCAGCAGCTCCCAGAATTCCTGGGCGGTCATGTAGCCATTCGGCGCGATGGTCAGCAGTTCATGCAGCCGGTGATCGGTGGCGGGCAGCAGGTCGCGCCCGGCCTTCTTGAACAAGCGGCACGGCAGCATGCCGACCGATTCGGCGAGCACCCGCACGCAGTTGAACACCACCGTCTGCTGCATCGCGCTGGTGGTGGTGACCATTTGCCCGGAGCTGGTCTCGTAACCGACGCCCAGGGCGCGCGCCAGTTTTTCCGAGGTGTCGATCACCAGGGGATCGCTTTTTCGTCCCACGAGACTGCGCAGCATCAGCGGCCCCCTCGCGTCACGGCATACAGCGCCAGGGCGCACAGCAGGCCGCCGGCGACCGTCAGGGCCACCGGCTCGCCAAACCACAGCCAGAGCCCGCGGGCAAGCACGCCAAAGCCCAGCACGCCGACCACGTCGGGTAGCGCCTGCCGGAGCCACTCCAGGCGTGAGGGTTGAGTTTGATCGGTCATAGCGTCCTGATTCCGTGTTTTTCGAGGTGGTCGGAAAGGCTGGTGTCCGGCGCGTCGTCGTCTTCTTCGTCTTTCGCCGAGATGCCGCACGCCATGATCGCGGCCACCATCAAGTCGATGCGGCCCACGGCTTTTTCCTTGGAAGGTTTGCGGTTGCCGGCGTCATCCGACGTGGTCACCGCGTTGTTGGCGTTCCAGTTCATCACCGGGTGCCCGGCGTGGACGATTTCGCCGTTGAGCAGCAGCTCCTCGAAACGCTCCACCGCCGGCGACATGTCCTTGTAGCCCTGGCCAAACGGCACCATCGGCGGCAGGGTGATGCCCTCGTCCGCGGCCATGGCCTTCAAGTCCTCGATCCGCCAGCGGTCATAAGCGACCGCCGCCACGTCGAAGAACTCGCACAGCGCCGACAGGCGCTGCAGGACCATGCGCTTACTGACCGCCTTGCCCGGCGTGGTGAACAGGTAACCGGCATCACGCCAGGCCTCATACGGCACGCGGTCCTGTTCGCCTTTGCGCTCCAGGTCGTCATCCGGCAACCAGGCGAACGGCACCAGCAGCCACGGTTCACCCGCGGCCAGCGGCTCGACCAGAAACACCAGACCGGTCAAGTCCTGCGTACTCGACAGGTCGAGGCCGGCATAGGCGCGGCGACCGCGCAGCGACTCCCAATCAAAGTCGGCCTTGGCGCCTTTCCAGACGTCGGCACTGATCCACGGCGACTCGGCACCGGTCCACTGACAGAAGTTCAGGCGGCGCACCATGGCCTCTTTCGAGGGCATGCCGCGGGCCTCGGTGACCTGCTCACGCAAGTACTTCAAGCCCGGCAGATCGGCGTCCTGCAGCGACGGGTTGGACTTGTACCAACAGCCCTCGTCGCTGATCGGATCGTCACCCTCGTCAAGCGAGCAGATGAACGAAAAAAACCCGTCGTTGATCAGCTCGCCGGCGGCGACCTTGGAGCCGTATTCGTGATAACCCCAGCACGGCCCGAGCTTGTTCGAGCCGCTGTTGGTGATCATGAACATCAGCGCCTGTTTGCGGCTCTTGGTGCCGCCGCGCATCATTTCCACGACGTGGTTGGTCTTGTGTTCGTGCACCTCGTCGATCAACGCCATGTGCGGCCGCGGTCCGGACTGGCCGTCGTCGGAGCTGATCGGGCGGAAGAACGAGCCGTTCTTCAGGTAGGCCAGGTTCCAGATGTTCAGCCCGGTGCCGCTGGTGGTCAGGCGCTTGGACAGCTCCGGCGACTGCTGGACCATGGCCACGGCATCGCGAAACAGGATCATCGCCTGGTCTTTTTTGGTCGCCGCGGCGTACACCTCGGCGCGCGCCTCACCATCGGCGACCAGCCCGGTCAGGCCAATGCCGGCGGCCAGCGGCGACTTGCCGGAGCCCTTGCCGGTCTCGACATAGGCCACGCGAAAGCGCCGATAACCGTCCTTGCCCTTCCAGCCGAACAGGCTGCCGACGATGAATTTTTGCCAGGCCAGCAGCTCGAACGGCTGGCCCTCGTACTCGCCACCGTTGAGTTTGAGCACCTGGCGGTAAAACCGAATGGCCTTGTTGGCCGCCTCCAGGTCCCACACCAGCCCACGCTTGGGGCCGTCTTTCAGATCCCGCAGGTGGCGGGCACAGGCGTTGCGAATATCGGGGCCGGCGATTCGCTCGCCCGAATCGACCTCCCGCGCATACTGGGTGGCCGGATCATCAGGCGAAGAAGTCCGCGAGCGGGTCTTTTTCGTGGTCATCAGGCTTGGCGTTCACTTTTGAGCGCGAAGAAGGCGACATGCCGAACTCCAGCGCGTAACGCACCATGTCGGCCTGGGCCTTGTTCGCGGTACCGACCAGGGGGTTCTGCACGGCGTTGCCGTTGGTGGTCTTGACCATCAACGCGCTGTTCAGCGGATCTTTCTCGGCCATGCGCGCCAGGGCACGCTCGGCCTGCGCCCAGCGCCCGTAGGACTGGCAATAGGCGGCGAGCACCGCGCGGTCCAGCTCGGTCATCAGCCCGGCGCTGTACAGCTTGTCGACCACCCGGCCCCACTCGACCTTGCCGTCGTCGCAGAGAAACGCCGGCGGCGTCGGCTGCGCCAGGTCCGGCCTGGCCTCCTTTTTGTTCAGCGCCCGCTTGCCAGGGTTGCCCTTGACCAGCTTTAAGGCGGTGGGGGTTGGCTTGCGTCCTGAGCCCGCCATGTTTGCACCTCCGCAAATGTTCGGCCGTCACCTTCGAGCACCCCGGCTTGGCCGGTGAAGTCCTGCCAGCGCTTGACGATCACGTCGACAAAACGCGGATCCAGCTCCATCAGGCGCGCCTGGCGGCCGAGCATTTCGCAGCAGATCAGGGTCGAGCCGGAGCCGCCGAACAGGTCCAGCACCAGGTCACCTTCGCGGGTGGAATTGCGCAGCATCTTGGCGATCAGCTCGACCGGCTTCATGGTCGGGTGCTCGCTGGAGCGCTTGGGTTTTTCGCAGCGAATCACCGTCGAGGCCAACGGCGCGGCCTTGAGGTTGTCGCCGCTGATGACGATGGATTCACCGCCGACCTTCACCGTCACCGTGCCGTCGTCGTTCTGGGTGAAAATGTTGCCGCCCAGTTTCATCACCGTGGTCTGCTTGCGCCCGCCGTACCAGCGGTGTGAGGCGCCCGGCTTCCAGCCGTAGAGGATCGGCTCGTGCTGCCACTGGTAATCCGAGCGGCCGAGCACCAGGGCATCCTTGGCCCACACCAGGCAGCCGGAGATCTTGAACGCAGCTTCCTTGAACGCCCCACGAAAATTCAGGCCTTCGGTGTCGGCATGCGCGACGTAGATCGGCGCGCCCGGCTTCATCACGGTGAACGCACAGGCAAAGGCATCGCGCAGGAAGGTGCGAAACGCCTCGTCCTTCATGTGGTCATTTTTGATCTTGCCGGCCAGCTTCGATTCGTAGTTGACGTTGTACGGCGGGTCGGTCCAGCAGGCGTCGACCTTGAGCCCGGCCATCAACGTCTCGACCGCATCGACCGAAGTCGAGTCGCCGCAGTGCAGGCGGTGCGGCCCGAGCACCCACACGTCGCCCGGCACGCTAACCGGCGCCGCGGCCACCTCCGGTGCATCGTCGGGGTCGGTGAGCCCGGCCTTCTCCGGCTCGCCGGCAAACATCGCGGCCATTTCGTCGGCACTGAAACCGACCAGGTCAACGTCAAACCCGAACTCGGCAATCGCCTGCAGCTCGACCTTGAGCATGGCCTCATCCCAGCCGGCGTTGAGTGCCAATTTATTGTCGGCAATCACGTAGGCCCGGCGCTGGATTTCGCTCAGGCCGACCAGGGTGATGGTCGGCACCTGCGCCAGTTGCAGTTTGCTCGCGGCCAGCACCCGGCCGTGGCCGGCGATGATGCCGCCGTCCTCGTCGATCAGCACCGGGTTGGTGAATCCGAACTCGGTGATCGAGGCCGCGATCTGCGCGACCTGCGCCGCGTCATGGGTGCGGCTGTTGCGGGCATAGGGTACGAGCTCGCCTAGCGCTCGGTAGACGATTTTCAGCGGGTTTTTCACGCGTTAGACCCCCGGTCCGTTTTTCGCGGTTGTGCGTAAAGAGG